TTAAACCGTCTGGTGGCGCGCTTTATCAAACGGCTTTTTAGTCTTGTGTATATAAAAAGCGATTTTTGCCAATTTCCGCATTAGTGCAACGATGATTATCATCTTAGGCTTTTTTGCCGCTTCTAAATTTCTGACAAGTTGAGGAAATGCATTCATGCGGTAGGCAACAAGGGCAGGCATGAACAAGGCACGTTTTAATTGCCGGTGTCCGTATCGGCTCAATCGGCCTTTTTTATTGACACTTGTCCCTGATTGTTCAATTTTTGGACTTAGACCGGCAAAGGCTACAAATTTATTCGCTGTTTCAAAATTTTTATCTGTCAGGTGTCTTAGTAGGATCACTGCGGTTTCTTTTCCTATTGCCGGTATGGTTTGCAGGTTTTGATATTCGATATTTAGGCTTTCTTTCTGTTTTATCATGCCTTCTATTCGTTTTGATGTCTGATCTATTTTTTCTTCAAGAAGTTCTATGATTGCTTCATGGGTTGATTTTATGTAGATGTCTTTTGCGGTATGCAACCTGTTTTGTGTTTCTTTTTGCTGTTCCTTGAGTTGTTGCAGCAAATTAACCAGCTTGTAGAGTATGGGATTTTCAGACGGCCTAAACGGTGTCAATTTGTCTAAGTGTCGGCATACAAATTCGGCGATAAGTTTTGAATCTGCTTTGTCTGTTTTGGTATGACTGAACTGACTTTTTGCGTATTCTTTTATTTTTAGAGGGTTGATGACGTAAACAGTATAGAGCGCACTCAAATATTCTGCCGCCTGTTCGTAGTAAATGCCTGTTGCTTCCATACTTATGGCAATTTTTCTAATTCGTTTTGTTTTTATCCAATTAATCAGATTCTCAAATCCTTCTGTATCATTAGATATTTTTATATAGTCTTTGCTTCCTTTAGTTTTAATCAACGTTGCGTCTATCGTATCTTTCGATACGTCCAGCCCTATTACGTTCATTGCATTTTCCTTATTTATTCAGCCTTCAATGGCTATGATGATATTCAATCTTTAAGGTAATTAGACGGTTCGGCATATCTTTTCGTCAGTCTTTAACTCTGGCCGTTTTACTGCCTAAACCGTCTAGGCTTTTGTTTTGCGCTTAAACAAAAACCTGTAAACCGCCTTAATTAAAACGATTTACAGGTTTCAATTTAATTTACCCAATTTCAAAAAGGCGGGAGTTCCCGCACCCCATTGATATTTATTTAACCGTTGACTCCGCTTAGGCTACATCAACAATTAAATAAATATCTCTTAACTGCCGACCTTTGCACCGTTTTGGAATCCTGTTGTTTCGCCTGCTTCAACATAGCCGTCATACATCAAATTTTGAGGGCTTTTACCGCCCATAGTAAGAACTTGTCCATTTTCAGGCGCATAGGCTGTCTGCGGTGCTTTTTGTGGCTGTTTTGCGGTTTGCTGCTCGTCCTTGTATGGATTAAACGGCAAGCCGTTTTTGACGTAGTCTTTGCACATGGATTTAGTAACTTCTTTTAGCGGCGTACCTTGTGCGCTATAACAAGTACATCCACTATTACCACCTTCAACGCAACCGGCGATATATTCAAAAGTTTTAACTTGTCTTACATTGTCATAAATGGGCTTGCTTTCAGGTTTTTCGGCTAGAGTAGGTACAAAATCTTCAGGCTTTAAACTACTATTCGTAGTCTGTTGAGGTGGTGTACTACTTTCTGACGTTGTAACTTCATCCGTTGTATCTGATGTAGTCAATGCCGCTGTCTGTTGTTTCTCCTCTTGGTTAAATCGTTTACTCATTCCAATAATGGTATAAACGGCAAAACCAATTAATAAAGGTAAAAACAAGGCTACGAATATAAGACTTTTGGGGATACGTCTTTTAGGCTTAGTATGCACCTCGGCGGATTTGTACATGCCGAAGGACTTTTTAGGAACTACAAACGTTCTTTCTATTGCCTTAGCAATATTCACACTGCTGTCAGGCTGATCTACACATTCGTTCCATTCATAAAGTTTACGTCCTACCGGCTTAATCGATACATGCATATGACGTTGCACAAGCTTTCTTACGAAACTATCAAGAAAACTTGGATGTTGCGTAATCAGAACGATGTCTAAACCGTGATGACGATGTAATGCCAAAGCTTCTATAAATGGAGGTACTTTTGAAGCGGCGGATCTAGTCCCCATTAAACGCTGTGCTTCGTCTATGATGACGAGCGAGCCATAAGGGAGGAAATCTTGAAATGGCTTTTCTTTAATTTGTTCGTCTGTAAGTTCTTCATGTTCTATCTTTAATTCAGGAATGCCATTGACGAACAATGGACGTTTTTTCTTTACGCCGTCTTTATCAGTAAAATGTGTGTAGCTTTCGTCTGTCATCAGCATATTGACAACAGAGCTAGTTTTTCCGCTACCTGGTACACCAGTTTGTAAAATAATCATTTAGCTTTTCCCCCTGGAATAAAGGACAGTTTACTGATACTTTGCATTGCAACGTTAAATGCAAATGCACCGAATATCAGACCTAATGCATGGCCGAAACCTGCCATCATGACAATTTGAAGTATGTCTGACGGCATTGAGTTGAACTGATTTTTTACGTAGTCTTTTATAAAACCTAATCCAACTGTAAAACCTGTATAAGTTACAAAACTAATACCAAGGGCAATGAATACTTTTGCAACAATATAGGTTAATAGCCTTTGTAATATGGCGAAAAAAGCAGCTTTCATGCTTTAGTCCTTTCTACTTGAAAACATGATATATGCTGCTGCTATCGCAGCGATACCAATCACAAGGAATCGGATCATTTCGGCAAAATTACAAATCATGTCATATTTAAATTCCATGGTTATGCCCAAATAGGTTGCAGTTCGTGGAGCAGGGCAAACACCATTATCGGGCAGGAAGAAATCAGGGCTAAATGTTGTATCGTTATTTGTATGAGGAATTTTGAAAGGTTCTTCTTGTTCCTCTACATCGCCTTTTTCTGAACAAGCTAATATGTCAGGGAAAATATTACAGAGTAACCCTTTTGATTCTTCTTTCTTGTCATCTTTTTTATCTTCTTTTCTTTTATCTTTATCAGATGGATCATCATCGGGATCAGGTTTATCATCCGGACGTTTATCAGGATTACCATCTGGATCAGGTTTATCATCTGGCTTTTTATCAGGCTTGCCATCAGGATTAGGCGTAGGATCTGGATCAGGCTTTGTATTTGGTGCTTCAGATCCGCCCGGTGTGAGGTCGGGGCGCTGTATTGTTGCTACTTCTGCCGTTGTGTTGCCGTTGGAGTCTTTGCCGAAAGTAATGGTAATTTGCACCGGTTTGCCGTTTTCTGGAGTGACAGGGCCAATGGTTACGACTGTTCCGGCAGGGACTGACACTTTTTCGTTATATTCTGGTTTGCCTGTGCCTTCGACGAAGGGGGTAGGGTTGCTATCTATTGAAGGGGTAGAGATTTGTAGGAATTTTTCTTGTGTCAAAACTTCTGTATCTCGCATTTTTAAACGAAAAGAAACTGAACTTCTGTAGTCGCTGCCACTTTTTACATTACAACTACCGCCATTCAAATCGAAATGACAAGAATCTAAAACATATTTAGTCCATTGAATGCCTCCGGAATGGTTGCCTCTTTTCTCTTTTTCTTTTTCCCAAAATGGAATAGCCAGTTTTTCCATCTGGCCTTGCATAAGTTGTTCAGCTTCTCTTCTGCTTTGACCGCCTTTTCTGTAAGCACTTAAAACAGAACTATCAACGCCATAACATGCAACATCTTGCACTCTGTTGCTTTCGTCTCTAACCCAAATACAATTTCGAGCCGGCCATTCCTTTAAAAATTCTTCGCTGACTTCGTCCCATTTATAACCTTCAAATTCAAGATCAGATTTAACAGCTTGATAGGCTTCGTAAGCAAAATAAGCTGCTGTACCCCAACCGGATAAACGTGTTCCTAATGCCGCGCCTCTTTTTACCAGGCCAAATGCACCTGAAAGGACTGCTTTTCGGGATACTCTAGCTTCTAACGTTACAGGTACAGTTGAGGCGGATCTAAAACCTGTTGAGACATCTCTTACATGTAAACTTTTATCAAATCTAGCTTGATATTCCTGCTCTATACCACCGCCTATTACTTTCCATGCTCTAAAGCCATTTTCATTAAATTCCTTAGTTAACGGATAACTTAGCTTCCCGTTCCTAACCTGTAAATCTGTAGCATAAGAATTAAAGCTGAATACAAACAGAAAAATTATTATTAAACCCCGTAACATTTATTTCGCCATTTCCTATACTGAAAACTGAATCATCTTTAAATAGAATTTCAAAACAGGATTTCTCAAAAACAATTCTATTATAAAAATTCATACACTTATTCATTGAGAATTTTTTTAAATATTCAGTTTCTTTTAAAAATAAATAAAAAACATAAGATAAAGGTTTATCTAAATAGAATTTAGATAACTCATCCAATTCAAATTCAGAGATATAGAAAAAATCTTTTTCATTTCTAAGAAGCATAATACTAACTTTCGTAATGGTTGCTGAAAGTTAGATTATATAGCCACGTCATTTAAAAATCATCCAGCCCACCACGACCGGAACAAACACACCGAGATAAAAATAAAAATCCATCATGGTGCTACCTTAATTTCTGCCATATCAACCTAATACCCCAAACCGCTGCCATGATGGCAACAACTGACCAGCCTATATACGAACCGTCCTTCATGCTGTCTATCGGGTTACATTCTGGCAATTCAGCTTTTAAAATCTGCTCCCCATATTTCCAGCCATACTTAGTAAAATTAAGCTGATACAGTTTTCCGTCATCGCCAATTTTTGGCGTAACCAGGCTGAAATAGACGTTTTCGGCATCCTGACGGGTTGCGTAACAATTATTTCCGACTTGGTAGCCCATTATTTATATTCTCATGTCAATTAGTATTCAGACGACCTTTAAGGGGTCGTCTGAAATATGCTTCAAATTAGCGCAATACGCGGCGGATCAGCTGGATAGCGAAGATTGAAGCGATAATACCCAGTACGATGGCCGCAACAGATAATGCATCAGTCTTTGCAGTAGCCAGGTCGGTTTTCACGCTTTCAGGTACTTCGGCCAATGCTTGAGTAGCGAAAGCCAGGGGAGCAGCAGCAACAACAGCCAGTTTTGCGCCGTATTTACGGCAAGTGTTCATCAATTTCATGATGTTTTCCTTAACGAAATGTTTAAAAAAATGTGTTTGCGGGCTATGTGAAGGTTTTAGAGACCGCCCGCCGAGCCTCTTAAACTTAATCTTCTTTTGTATAAAAACTAAAAATTAAAAATTCGCCGCCGATTTCTTCAATCGCCGAACTGAAAGCATCTTCATAACTTTCATATTGACCGGCAGATTTAATATTGGGCGTAAAGCCAATATCGCCGAATGGATCGGGATAGATGAATTCATGGTTTTCCAGTTCTTGAACAATAAATTTTTGCTGATACTTACTCATGATTCAGCCTTTCTTAGGCTTTGGGCGTTGCGCCTTTAACTTGGAAATCAAGCAATTTAGGAACAAGGCCTTTACCTGTTGATTCCATTGCTACGGTTACATCAACCGCGCATGGGAATTTAAGGTTTTTAAGCTTGTCGAAATTATGGCTATCGCCAAATTTCATGCTTGCTGCGGTAAAACCTACAGAATTACCGTTTGCCGGCATGGGACTTGCTACCAAAACAGTGCAAGAATCGATTTTGTTACCGTCGATTTCGCCTTTGAATTGTTTTGCTCCCAAAAGGGTTGCTGAATACGTGGTTACTTGGCTTTGCTCAAACATTTGAATTTCCTTTACTGTTTAAAAAATTTGAAACTATTCGTTCTTCGAGTTCTATGTCTTTAATATGCTGTTTTTCCCTATCTTGTGGGAATGCGGTTTCTTTCTCATCAAGCAAATCATCAAGTAATGTTTGCATATTCAAATCATCAATTGCTTTTTGCTCTTCGTGTATATACTGAATCTTTCGCGTTTGATCTCTACAGTCGTATTGTTCAGGTTGTAATCCTTTGGGATAACCTTCAATGCCTTTTACAAGTTCATCTACAATTTTTGTATCATCCCATCCTATATCGCGGAGGAAATTAACCATCTTTCCAACCTGATTACGCGCATGAAAAAGTTTATGATCGAAAGATAAATTTACTGTTTCTGTCTTGGCATCCATCCGCTTGGCTTCTGTTTTGAATATCGCCTTACATATCGGATAAGCACCGCCAAGATATGAACCGGGATAAAGCAAAACATCTAAGGGGATTTCTATATCGCCTGCCCGAAATTCAGTTTCAAACCTGACCCATTGACTGTTGACATCGCCAAATTGTTTTCCTTTCTCATAAACACGGGTAAATTTAGAATTGCCGCGTTTACCTACATAAAATGTTTTGCCGCTACCATCATCATTGCGCCATGCAGTACCGCGGCATTCACTTTTTGGCCTCATGTTATGAACGTCAAAATGACCGTTATCATGATCAAGTAATGCCTGATCGGGTGTGTATTCACCGTTAAAAAAATCATGTGCCACATCAACACGGGTAATCTTTGGACGTATGCACTTACTTAAAAACTCATACAATCGGTTTTCCCAGCCAGGTATAGCAGCCTGACAACCTGTACCATTCAATTCAACCAGCATTGTTTCACGCTGACCGCCGTAATGAACTTTTCCGTATTCGACGTTATCCGGGCCTAGTTGGTAACAGCTTTTATAGAAAAACTTTCCTTTGAACGGTAATTTTTGGGTAATGCCAAAACCTAAAATTTCTTCTAACAGCTCGCTATACTTCACAACGAATTCTGTATCTGATACCAATCCTTTACCTGTTACTTTCGGCAAACTGTCTTCGTGAATTGTGAAAGTGATTTGGTCAATAAATGCGCCGTCATCCCTCCCACGTCTTAACGGTATTTCAATGAATTTGCCTTTTCCATCCGATACGAAATGGCTGAAATATTCAAATTCGAAGTCTTGGTTCTCCGATTTTTCCGCACCCTTCGGATTAGGGGTTTTATTTTGCTCCCCCCCTATTAGCCTAGGGGGGCAGCCTTCGGCGGTTGTCGCAGCCTTGCCGTCCGCTGACGCGGC